TGGTGTATATGTTGATGCCATATTTTATCTCCTATTATGCAGCGTCAGTATAACTTGTATTTGATCCTGTTGCAACATCTGTATACGAAGAATTTGACCCTGTGTCAACATCAGAATATGCTTGAATTCCGAAGCCAGAAGCAGTGCCAAAACCGGCTACAGAAACGGTTCCAGAGACTCCCGTTAATCCTACTACATCTGCTGGTGTTAATGAACCAACAGAAGATGTTACTGCTTGACCACCTAATCCCACAACCATTGGAATAGGATCTATAGTGCCAACAGATACTGTTGCTGAAACTCCAGTTGGAAGAATTATTTCTGTTGCACCGACTGAAATAGAACCAACACCTGCAGTTGCTGAAACTCCTGTTAGTCCGATTACATCTGCTGGAGCTAAAGATCCAACACCAGATGTTATTGCTTGACCAGTTAATCCTACTGCAAATTCTCCTGGTGTTATTGAACCAACACTCAATGTTGCAGAAACTCCTGTTAGTGTGCCTGTAAAATCTATTATAGGAGTTGGAGAGCCAACACTCGCTGTTGAAGAAACTCCAGTTAGTCCCATTACATCTGCAACTTCTAATGAGAACCTACCCCAACCTTGAACTTGACCCCATGCAGATTCGTTCCAAGCGTTTGCTGATACATTTGATTGTATTGCATCAGGAGCAGTTAATTCTACTACTAGACCTGAAGCTCCCCAGTTTTCATCTCCCCAACCATCTGATCCCCAACCAACCGCTATTTGTGCAGATACAGAGACTGTTCCAAGTGAAAAACTTGCGGATACTCCTGATACTTTTGCTACAGGATCAAAACTTTCACCCCAAGGTTCTTCACCCCACTCATCTCTACCCCAACCTTGTTGAGCTGCAGCTATCGGTGTTCCGACAGATGATGTAATACTTAAACCAGTCGGAAAAACTATTTCATCATTAATTTGACCCCATGAACCATTATTCCAATCTTCTGCGCCCCAACCAGTTGTAAAAGCATCCGTAATTCCCCAAAGACCAGCACTCCAGTTTCCTGCTCCCCAAAAATCAGTGGTAGGTGTATTTGCTTGTCCTCCCATTCCTGAGTGAACAGTGCAGTAATAATATAAAGTTGGTGCATCGGAAGCGACTTCTATTTGTGTGTAAGCTCCAGAGGAACCCGGTGTTCCGTTTGTTGTAACTCCCGTGGTATATTCAGATCCACCACCATGAGTTCCGTTTGATGTTGTAGAAAGTCTTAAAGGGTGACCACTGTTTGAACTATCAGATTGATCAAACCTAAACGTTGCGCCTTCAACTAATTCTAAGGTAGCTTGTTGTACGCCATCGATATAATATTTATTACCAGAACCGGTAGATACTACCGTTACTGTGAAGGTTCGAGTAACGGACATCCGTTCCTCCCCCTTACGCTAATCTTATGATAGCGTTTGTGGCGTCTGCTGTTGGAAATTGAATTGTAAAAGTTCCGCTAGATACAGTTTTATCACCACCGAAAGCGATAACTGCGCATGCTTTGTTTGATTGTGATGAGTTATAAATTAACGCGCCATTTGCTGTAAACGATGCGTTTGTAAAACTAACGTCTGAAAAATCACAAACAGCCGTTGTGCTATCTGTTGTTGGAGTTACGCTTGTTAATGTTGCTCCACCTGAAGTGTAAGCAGTTCCGGATGTGTTAGTAATTTCGTTAGATGATGAGAAAGCTGTCGTTCCAGCTCCTAATGTAGCTGAACTTGTGTACAGAGCTATCTTAAAAGTGTTTCCAGTTGTAGCTGTAAAGTTGTGTGTTCCAACTAAAAGCTCTTGTTTAAAACTTGTGCATATTGCCGATGTTATTGCCATAATAAAACTCCTTAAGGTGTTGTTGATGGTATCGTTATTCTAACAGCCCCATCAGTATAGTCATCTCGTCTTCTTCTACCGATCTGCTCTACACCAAATTTATCTACTTCCTGTTTATACTTATTTTCGTAAAGTGTCAACATATCTGCTGGACCTTTTAAAAAGGCATATGTCTCTGCTAAACAGCAGTATAATAGGCCATTAGGGAAGTTTAGACTGATATAATTGCTTTGATTATCAGACGCTAAAGTAGTTGGCATTTTGTTATAATGCACTCTAAATTTGTACGTTGTGTCTGGCACGGGTGCAAACATCATTCTTCCAGAGTTAGTATCACCATCTCCAGTGGCACCGCCAAACATAGCGTAATATTTAGGTTGGCCTCTTTTCGCTGACTCTGTAGATGAGATATATTCTTGTAAATATGTAACATCTTTTTTTTGTAAAAATACGTTTGCTCCTGTAGTAGCAGATGTAGAGTCATAAACTTGTATTGCTCTAATAAACAAAGCTCCCCCTGGAGCATTGATTGTTTCTTGTCCTGTAACTAAATTACCTGTTTGTTGTTTTCTATCTGCATCAATAGGAACATCACGCATAATTCTATACTGCGCATTTAAAATAATATTTTCTAATTGATCAGCGGTTAAGACATTAGAATCTACTTCTGTGTAATTTCTAATTTGTGTAATTAATCCTGAATAACTAATTCCTGCCATTATGGTGTTAATGTGACCGGCCCTGCCGTTACAAACATTCCTCCTGCTCTTTCCGTTACAGTAGGAGTTGATCCTAATGTAAACGTATAATTATCTGTTCCTGTTACCGTTATACTAAATCCTGAAGAATTTTCAAATACTGTAAAAGCCACTCCCCCTGGTGATCCATCTACGTTTCTAAAAACAACAGTATTTCCAGTTGTTCTTCCATGACTTGGTTCTGTCACTGTAATGGTTTGACTTCCGGATGTAATATTAAAAGGATTTCCTGGTAACAAATTTTCTGTGGTTGGTTCTGTTCTATCAGGTTTTGCCATGGGTAAACCTTGAGGATCAGCTCCGTGTGGTTTAGGTTCTAATTGTGGTTGTTTTGGTTCAAACTCTGATACATGAACTCTAGAACCATTCCATTCTTTTACCATTTCTTTATATGGAAATGCCATACCTGATCTGTCAGATATAAATTGTGCGTATTTACCTTTTGAATAATTAGACATTTGGATAATAAGTTTTTGGGGTTATAAATGAACTAGATGATGAGCCATCCTCCGCTAAAGCTCTTTGTAATTCATCTTCATAATATAGTTTCATTTGTTGTGATAATTCTGGTCTAAATTTTTGTGCTAAATAAAAAGCTAATCCTGACACCATGCAAGGAACAAATCTGTATGGTACATCCGTTGCATTAGTATAATCACCTATATCTTGTATTCTTTTTACAAAATAAAAATTTAAAAAATTACCAGCCTCTGATGAACCTGGTGTTAAGTATAAAGTAATTGTAACTTTATCAATAAATCTTTGAACATAGTATTGTGAAGGTTGACCTGTTGATGTTTTATTAGAAAGACCTTGATATGTGGATCTATTAATTTTTGTAAGAGGCGTATCAACGCTTGAAGAGTTTCTATATACAGCTTCCAAAACATCGTCCACACCATAAATAGCTGTGGCATCAGACGTGCCATCACCTGTTGATCTAAACATCGTATATACTGCTTGACCACTTACTAATGTAATTGAGTTATTTCCAATCTGCCAATAGTGTAGACCTCTATTACCCCATTCCTGAAATAATATATTAAGAGATCTTCTTGCCTGGCGCATTTGATTACCAGATACACTTTGAAGACCTATTCTTTCATAAGACTCTTCTATAATCTCATCTATAGAAAAGTTCTTATCAAATACTGTTGTGCCGGAAGTAGTGTTTGCCACTTATCCTCCTTATCCGTCAAAGTAAACAGTTGCTGAGTTACATTGAGTTTCATCAAAAGTTACAAATGCACCATCTTTGTACAATATTCCATCTTGAGGAATGTTGACTGTATTGACGTCTCCTGCAGTTGCACCTGTTCTAACCGTTAACAAAGCTGTTCCTGTTAGACTTCCATTTCTAAATAAAACACTTCCAATTGATCCACCTGATTCAGCATTCACCTGTCTTACTCTAGTTCTACCTTGAAAAATAGATCCAAAAACATCTGCTGTCATTCCTAAAGATACGTTAGCAGCAGGTTGTGCGCTAACAGTAGCAGAAGTTATTGACAAGAAAGCTGTAGTAGTTCCAGAAGAAGTTTCCGCAGATCCTGTTAAAGTTATAACTTCAGTTGCATCTTCGTTGTTGTGATCTTTTCCAACGATCGTAACTGTTTTACCGTTATCACCCGTTCCAGCAGTCGTAGCTGTAATTTTTCTTGCGGTATTTGTTCCGAAAGATGAATTAGCTAACGTGAACGTGCTTGTTGGTTGAGCAGCGGCAGCCACGTAAGTTGCAGACGAAGCGTTTGTGTCTAAGA